AAATTAACCCCACTTTGATGTTAATATTAGATATTTTCGAATGAAGCACCTGTTGGTGTGATCAAAAATTCAATATCTATAAATTCAAGAGCTTTGGTTGGTTTGATATAAATCTTACCGGTCAATTGGTTTCTATCTAAATCTTCCGGAGAAGAAGAAACCGTAACACGGAAATCATATAAACCTCTATCTCTTCTAATACCGTCCAAAATAGGATTAACAGCATCTAAGAAATCTTGTCTAACTCTTTCGTCATTTTGTTCGAAAAGTAATCTCACAGAAACTGCGGAGATAAGTTTTCTAGCTTGTAAAAGAAGTCTTCTTACATTGATACGATCAAGTGCTGATTCTCTAATTTGAAGAGTTTTATTACCCCAAATTACAGTTCCTACATCAGAGAAAGTCGCAATTGGGTTAATTCTACCTTGATAAAGAGTGTCTCTATCTTCTTGGGTAAGTTTTCTTCTCGCTTTGATAGAATTTACAAGACCTCTAGTATAACCCGCCGCAGCAAACCAAGGGAACGCGATATTATCCGTTAATGCTAAGTTTCTTGTAACTTCAGCGGTCGCAGGTAAATAAATTTGAGTATTATTAACTGTGTCTCTTGTTAATACCCATGGGTAATAAGTCGCTGTGTAGTTTGAGTCAATACCTATAGTATCCAAGCTATCAACCGCTTCTTGTGGATAGATAAAATCTTGATTACCCGCCGAAGAAGGTACAAACATTTTGTAATCCGGAGTTGTTGTTATATAAATTGAATCTGCTCTGTCAAATTCAATCATTTCAATTGCCCTCTCAACAAGATTACTATTATTAACATAATCAATACCCGGAGTTACGAATACATTTATATTAACACCTTCAGGATTAGAGTATGCCTTTTGACCTAAAAGATATGCGTAATAATCAGTATTAGCCCAATCACCTGTATTATCTCCAACGGTAATTCTTCTGAATAATCCACGACCACTTGCGTTGGGGTATCTATCACTAATACAAGCCCCTTTCAAATATCCTCTTTTACCTAAAATATATTCATCGGCATTTGTTCTATATTCTCTATATATATCCCAACCATCGAAACCACCCGCAACCAATAAAGTGAACTTTCTTGCGAATATTCTATAATAAGGGTTGTCATCATTATCAGGATCTTCACGGAACGGTGCGTCACCAACGAGGAAAGCGGAAGTACCTGAAGTGTTAAATGTGTCAGGAATTGTTATAACCCAAGCTCCTTCATCCATATGGAAACCGGCGGTTTTATATGCCCAATCTTGTAGAACTGGTTCACATACAACACCAATATTTTGTTTACCGAAATATTGGAAGAAATCTAAATCATAACCTACAGAAGAAGATAAACCTAAATATGTTCTTCTAACATTATCACCAGGACTTGTTGTAGAGTTATCTCCTGTATCTAAACCGAACGGAGGATTTTTAATGATCTCGCCTGGAAAATCATATTTAGTTTTGTAAATTGGGAATGGAGATCTAACACCTGAATAGTTTCTGAATGAATATCCCTCAAATCCACAAGGTAATGAATCGACAGGTGCGTCTTCGTTCAACTCTAACATAATAAATTTAGAGTTTAATGAGTATTCACCATCAGAAGTTCCTATTTTTTTACCTATAAAACTATTAAGTTCAGGATCCATAGAACAATTTGTGAATTTTTCAAGAACAACAGGGGCATCATCACTATCATAAAAATCTCTAACTATTACATCAAAAGTTAAATTATTAAATGTCATGTTAGCTAAAGAAATTTTTATTTGATCATTTGCACTATTTCCATCGGCAATAGATATAAATTTGAACAATCTATAAACATTACTACCTCTTAGTTCAGAAACAACCCAAGGACTTTCTGGTGCTTGATATCTTTCAGCATAATAAGCGATACTATCAAGTTTACCCGATCTCAAACTATCTAGTTCTACAAGTTTTGCACTTAATCCTCTTATATAACCTTGATTATATGCGTAATTTAACAAAGTATCAAATCTTTCTTCTACAAATAAAGGAACTTCTTTCCTATCTTTTCCGAAATTGGAAACACCAAAAACTTTAGGTAAGTATGTGGAGTCAGAAATAGACAGTGAAGTTTTAAAAGTGAATAATTGATTATCTCTATTAACGACATTTATTCCAAAAGGTGCAAAAGGATTTTTCTTAGCGGACTCATAAGGACCTGTAAAATCCAAAGTGACTTTGGTACAATCATCTACTTCATATTTTGGACCATCATCATCTTGATCGAAAATGGAGATACCTCTAGATCTTAAAGTTGCAACAACAACATTATTGTAATTACTATAAGAATCTCCGGTATAATAATAAATTACACCATACATAGTTCCTGAAAAACAATTAGGAGGGACAACTTGTGTAACAGTAGGTGTTACCGTAGGTGTTGGTGTATCATCACAAGGGTTAACAGGTGGTAATGTTGTTGGAGGTAATGTCGTAGTTGGTGTGATATTATTTGGAAATTGAAATAAGTTACCAATCGCGGTCCAAAAAGAAAATCCGGAATAACTATCCGTACCTTTACTATCAAATAATGAATAATACCAAGCATCATTTTTGAAAGACGTATAGTCAGCTTGTGTAGAATCAACATTATCTACATCTAAAACATTAGTTCCCGCAGTAAACTGACTTGATAAAGTTAAGTAATCATCACCCTCGATTGTACCATAATAATAAATAGAGCTAGCACTTTTTGATGGTGTTGTAAAAATACTTGACAACTGAGATTTTATATCAGAATCAAGAGTGGAAGTTCCTCCATCATTTTTCGTATAAGATTGAAATAATAAATCTTTTATTTCATCAGGTAAATTAGTTAAATACTGAATTGATGATGTAGAATCATTACAACCTGAAAAATTAACTTGAAAAGGTTTAGTTACTGCTGTACAAGAAATATCACAAGTTTGTGCGGTGAAGTTAGGTGTTTTTGTACAGATTTCTCTGAAACCTACCGTACCATTATCAACATTTGCGACTGTTGTGATAGACCAAGAAGGACCCGCATCGTATCCTGAAAGACCTAAAACTCTAGTCATGAACATTTGATTTGACTGTTGTAAATAAGCCTTGGCGATATATGACGCCTCATACTTTGGAATTTGAGTGTTTATAAATTTTTCAGGAGATGTTCCTCCGAAATAAGTTTCGAATTCACTGTAAGAAGTGATAAATATGGGTTCAAAGGCAGGTCCTTTCAATGACTCACCAACAATACCCAAAGTCGTTACACCGACACTTTGAGAGACAAAACTCAGATCTCTTTCTGAAGTGTAAACACCGGGAGATACGAATACTTTACTATTTGCCATTTAATTAAAAATTTAATTTATTATTTATTTAATCATAAATATTTCTTTTTTTAGCAAAAAACTTTACTTTTCAAAAGATATTTATAAGTTGGCAGATTATTTTCTTCCTTTTTTCTGCCTTTGATTATTATGTCAGAAAAGAAAAAAATAAAAAATCTTAAGATATCTGTAGAATCTCACGAGATTTTAAAAAAATATTGTGATAAAAAAGGTATTAAAATCTACAAGTTTTTGGAAAACTTAATCATAGAAAAATGTAAAGAAAAGAAGGATATTTATGGAGAAACCTAAACAATATTGGCGATAAATTTTAATTTAGAACTTTCAGAACTAATATCTTTTATAATTTCAAATCTCAATAAATCCTCACTATTCACCTGTATTTTAGATAAGTTGGATCCATAATATTCATCATTTATATAAACATCAAAAGATTTTGAATTTTCATCTTCAAAGAAAGACAAGTCGACTCTGTCATAAAACTTTTTACTTGTTATGTTACTACTTCCAGAAAAAATAACATCCACCGTATAACTAGAAGGATTATCGTCTTTTTTTATTTTTCTACCTCTCCTATTTTGACTTGAAGCTTCATATAGTTGTAAAACCCTTGATACTGCCGGTTTTATTTCGAATTCATCTTCGTCCATTAAAAATCCCATCATCGTAAAATCGTAAGATTGTGTATAATATTTTCTTTTTTCTAAATCCAACACAGATTCATCAGAAATATTATCCCAAATAATTGGAATATAATGTCCTTTAATAACTGAATACGCTTGACGTGAAGAAAACTTTTGCAACACATTTTTATTAAATTGGTTTAATTCCCTCATTCTATTACAAATAATCTTGATAGAATACTTGATGTCGACCGGAACTGGTTGTGGAATTTTATAAACATCAACATTTAATCTATTTCCATCATAACTTGGGACAGAAGCATAATAAAATTGTTTTCTATTAGGTATGGTATATTGTAGTGATGGTGTAGAACCGTATTTAACTTCAGGAGTTCTAACCACAGCGATAAATGGAGGGGCAATATTCTTATCTAAATCCTGAAAATTCCAGGTTTCAGTAAACTGAGCCCAATTCTGTGTGGTAATTATAATATCTACATTAGGAACTTTTTTACCATCAACTATAAGTTGTAGATCGTCCCTAACAAAGTCCAAAAACCCCCTATCTAAATCAGCATGAAGAATTGATTTTGGAAGAAAAGTTCCCTTTTCATTTATTTTTTCCAATAACTCAACTCTTCTCGGATATAGAGTTCTCTGATATCCTAAAGTTATATCTTTTTTTATTTTTTTAGGAAATCCCATTATTATAGTTTTACATAATTAGTTCCGGGTATGAAATCTTTCGCATTATGTTTTGGTAAAAGAGTTCTCCAAGTATGACCAAATGTTTTTTCAAAGTGTGGTTTGTCTTTGAATGATTTCCAATCACCACCCCAATCCCAATTGTTTCTTTTTAGTATTTCAACCACCTCCATCCAATCTGATTTACCATCCTTATCAAAGTCAATATTATCTTCCCAAGTTGCAGAATCAAATTTTCCGTCATTATTGGTGTCTTTAATTAAAACAATATCTAAAGCCAAACCGAAATTGTGGATTGACTGACCCCCTTTAGCTTTGGTAACGATTCCAAGTTTTTTACCATTCGAATCAAACAATCTTGTTCTACCTTGTGCGTAAAGAGCATCTTGTTCCGCGAATGTTCTCAAGGTATATGCAAATCTACAGATTGCTTTTCCATTTAATGCGGGAACAATCTGTGCCCTATAGATATAATCAACTTCTTCTCTTACAGCAGGATGTAATAATTTAATCCTGTCTAATGTGATTTTGTCTTCCATATATTTTATTTTTTAATTTCCGCATCAACTCTCCATACCTCGTTCCCACGACTGAGAAGTATTCTCAACCCGGGATATTTTTGTTGGAGACGTTTAGCCCATTCTATCGCTTTGGTCTTACCGATTGAGTAAGATTTTACTCTATCTTCACTATAGAAATCATCAAGTTGTTCTTTTGGTGTCTTTGTGATTTCTTCCTCCTCTTCCTTAAGGATTCTTTTATATTGTGTTTCAGTTATTTTTATTCTCATAATCCTCTAAATTCATTTTGACTTACAGGCGCCGCCACTATAGTCCTATAAAAAGGTTTATATCCTGCGTAAGTATGTTTATTATCTGAAACAACCCTTCCGTCATTTGCAACCACATAATATCTAACCCTTGTTTCAGTTTCATAATACCCGATGTAATCACCGAGTTCTATGTCTATATTTAGTTCCTCTAAATGTTTTTGATACACGGATATTCTAACATTACCGGGTTCCGTTTGACCCAAGTTTGTTTTACTCCCCAACATTTTATTTTCCGGAGCCATAACCTGAATAAACGCTTTAAATTCAACCGGAGGAAGATATTTTATACCATCCGGTACGGTTTCACCATAAACATCATCGGTTTTGGTTTTATATCTATCTATTCTATACAACACACAGGTAAAATTCATATCCCCCTCCAACCACTCTCTACCCATACCAATGTCTAAAGAATAATCTTCACCACCAAAAAACTTACCAAGTCGTGTTATAGGAACCTTTTTTTCCATATTGATAAATATCTTTAATTGTGTTATCTTTATATAAAAAGTTTTTTTTTGGAAAATGGAGCACATTTAATTGAGAGAAAGGCGCTTGATATGATTGAGTCATATTCAGGTTCAAATAACTATATCCTAAAGATTCAGCACCAACAGAGCATCAATAAGAAATTTTATCCTACCCGATCTCAATCTGAATACATATTAACTTTTCACGACACAAAACCAAAGGTTGCAAAAAAATGGGTTGAACTTGACCCATATTTTGCAAACAAGATTTCTGATGAAAAGTTATATACAAAGGTTCCGGATCAAGTTTGGGTTGAGAAATTATTGGTTGAAAAAGAAAAAGCATATCACATTTGGGGTAAGTTCTTTTCCGGTGAAACTAACCACGAATTTTGGTTACCAAAGTCCGCATTAATTAAAACTCACACGATAGAAAAGGTTGATATTGATTATTCAAAATATGATCATAGACCTCCTTTATCACATCAGAAGGAAGCAATTGAGAAATTGGTTGGCAGTAAAAGATTTATCTTGGCAGATGATATGGGATTGGGTAAGACCACATCCACAATCATTGCTGCGCTTGAAACCGGAGCGAAAAAGATTTTAATTATTTGTCCGGCATCCCTTAAGATCAACTGGCAAAGGGAAATTTCAAATTATAGTGATAGAAGTGTTTATATCTCTGAAGGTAAAAACTTCTCAACTGAACACGACTTTGTTATTATTAATTACGATATCATTAAAAAC